AGGGATTCTCAAGCTCTGAGTTGGACTCGGCTTTAAGAGTGTGAATAGCAACATACTCAGGATCAATGAGAAGTCCTGCGTCCTTGTCTATCGTAGCCGAGCCACTGGTGCGCAAAAGCAGGGTCGATGCGATTATATTTATAACCCCAAAATCTCCCTCATAAACGCTGACTGATAAGGTTATTTTCTTGCTCTCTGCGGGTTGAGTGACTTGATATGCAAATCCTGCTCCACCTGCTTGACGTGAAAAATCACTGATTTCTCTTTTCAATTGCGGTCCGGCAATAAGAGTAAGCTGACCACCTGGCATTCCGTTGGCTTCGTAAAGTTCTTGAAGAACACTGTTGAAGGTTGATTCAGTTTGAGTGCCTGTTGTGTCATTGGCTACATTTTGAGCAAACGCTGGAATGTCTGATGGTTGACCGCCTACTCCGAGGAACTTGAACATTCCGCGAGTTTTGTAAGGTGCGCCTGCTCCGCTGTCAGCTTGACGATCTTGGGACGAGCAGAATGCGGCTTCCATGTCTCGTTTAATTTCTCTGACTGCTTTACTTTCGGCGTTTGCGAACTCACTTGCGACACCAGCGGTATCCACGATTTCTTGTATATCCGAAACAGCGTAAGTTCTGCGGAACTTCTGCACATAATTCCCGATACGCGCCCTATTTGCGGCTTTATTGTCGAAGCTTTGAACATCTTCACCTTCATTAACTCCGTCGAAGGTTGCGGTTGATAAGTCATCAACTTGGACTTCGAAGAAAGTTCCCGAAGCGGTGGCTTTGTTTGCCAATGAAGTCAATGGCGTTGACTCAGGTTCTAAGATCGTAAGAATATCTGTCAAATCCTCGCGATTACCTGCTACGTTGTACGATGCGGCTTGTGGCATTTTAGTTTATCTCCTTGATAATTTTTAGATTGTTATTTTGCGGTTGCCCGCTTGATTCGAATATAATTTTGATAATCCGCCATTGATCCCGATGCGTCGAATTTACGCTTCGCGGCATCAACCTCTTTGTTCTTTTTCGCCTGTGGAGTCTTCGGTCTGCTTGAACCCGCTTCCACGCTCGCTACTGGAGCCTTGGGTTTGGGCTTGGGCTTACTTGCCTGCGCCTGTCTTGCCTGTACCGTTTTTAATCCTTCGACCATTAATCCAAGAGCAAAATTGCTGTTCGGTAAATGATCGACCAATGGTTTATAAAGCGGTGAAGCTTTGACCTGCATGAACAATTTGTAGTCCTCGCTTTCGGGTTCCCCTAAAAACTGAAAGGTCTGCAATGCCTGTTGGTCGGACGCGGTTCGTTCCTTGATCCATGCCTGGCGGGCGGGTGCATCCTTGCGAAGAATCTTCTTTGCATTGTTGCGGATACGCTTGAGTTCCGTTTTGCCATACACTTTGTCTCCGTCCTTGACCAAGTACTCGTCACCATTGTCATCGTATTGCACCTCGTTATCGAGTCCTTCTTCCGCCCATTCAATGAGCGTAGTTAGATTCTCGACTTCTTTGGTCAATCCGTTTTCGTCGGTGATGTTGTACAGGGCATTGTCCTTGAGGAATTGCGGTACTTCTGCGTTTACTGGTTGCTGGGCTTTTTCTTGAAGCTCGGCATTTTCTGCAAGTAAAGCATTTTTCTGCGCGGTTAGTACGCCAAATCGTTTGATCGCAGATGCGTTCAGCGACTTTGCCAATTGGCGACTTTCCTCCTCGGACAGACTGTCCAAATCGATATTGAATTTGTTAAGAACATGTTGAGGTTGTGTCTGCTCTGAAGTTTCCTCCGTTGCTTCGATTTCCTCGGCGGGTTGTTCCTCAGAAACTTCCGTAGGCTCCGCAGGTTGGTCAGCGGGTTCGTCCGTTTCTAAAGATGATTCGGGTTCCGGCTCTTCGGTTTGTCTGCGTTTCAATAATTGATCCGCAAATTCTGCCATCGAGACGTTGCCGTCCTCTTGCGTTTGACTGTGCGCGGAATTTTGGGAGGATTCCGAGTTAACCTCTTCAGTAATTGTTTCCATCTCAGCAAGGCATTGTAGCCTAGTGTAGCAAAATATAGTGTTTTGTATTGACAAAGGCAACAAAAAAGCCCTTGCGGATACCCCAATTCCGCAAGGGCCAGCCTTACCCTAACTATGACTAGAAGTCTAAAGCTTGTGCAAAATATCAAGTTCTTCGTCGATTGCTTCAAGTTTACCCGACATCATAAAGTGTCTATTAGTGGACTCGATTACAGACTCGGTCTGCAACTGACGAATGGTTTCTTCACGCATACTTTCACGCATCTCAATATATTTCTTGAAGTGTGGATCGTTTTTTAAAAAACTTAGGGCTTGAATTGCTTCTTCGGGATTTACTTCGTGGTAGGTTTTCATTTTTTCTTTCCTTTCCAACTTACTCGTTTCGGTCCCGTCTTTTTCCTTACCGCACTTTTTTTGCATTGCGCCATTGTCGGGCGACAGGCGGGGTAGGGTCGCTTGCTCTTCTTGGCGGATTTACGACCGCATGGTTTGCCCGTCTTGCAGTCAACCCAACCACCACGCTTGAACCACTTGGTTAGTCCGCCACTCTTCTTAGCCATTACTTCTTGGAAGTCTTGTACTTCCCTCCTCGGCGCTTGTACTCTTTTGTCAACCAGCCGGATGCATACGCACTGGGCCACACCTTGTACTTCCTCTTAGCCTCTGCTTTGACGCGGGAATAAAGTGCTTTGTTAGTCGGTACGTTTTTGCTCATCCTTTATCTTTTGTTTCAGTTCTTTTATGTCCTGCTGTATCTTTGCGCGGCGCTCAGTATGAAAAGAAATTCTGTAAGTACACATGCGACTGTCTTCTCGTAGCATCGAGATTCGTGCTTCCATCTCTTCCATAATTGCCTTTATTTTTTCTTCCTCCGCCTACGTAAGGCCACAAAGTCGGACTTCGTGATTCTATTGCGGGGCTTTGCCGCCCCTGCAATTTTCTTCTGCTTTGCTGATAGTTTTTTCATTAGCAATTCCATGCGCGTCTACTCCAATAGTTTGCGCTGAGTTTTGAGTTTTTTCCTTTAATACCGCCCGATCTTGCACAATAGCTTTTTTTACGAGCGGGTATGTTTTTTTTAATTGATAAATTTGCGTCTCCAAAACGGATAATTTTTTGTTTACCACCTTCTGAAGCCCGAACGACAAACTTTTTCTTTTTATAACCAGGTTCACCCTTGCGGATTCTTCTTGGTTTATTTACTGCTTTCGGGGCTGTCATCGGAATACAAGTTATCAAATGTTGTACGCCAGTCAGTGTAACTGTCATGCTTTTCCGCAGAGTGTAAATATTGACTTGGTACGAAGTCAGGCGCTCCCTCTCCAACCAGCCACAAGGCGGGGTTCGTTACACGAACACGATTATTCGGAAGAGCTATGATTTGTCCCTTCCACGGACCCTCGGTCAATTCAAGGATGTGACTTTGCTTGTGTTGAGCGGGATCGTCGGCAATCGAGTTGCCTGTAAAATCAACCGTGAAGTAATAAATTGCCTTGTAGAACTTTCCGTCAATCTTTGCAATCCACGGGCTTGAACTTACGCGGTCGAGCTTGGTGACTGCAATGTCGCGGGACGGACAGTCCCAAGGCTGTGCGATGTGGGTGGGACATTTCTCGGGCCATTCTTCGTATGGTACGTCTGCAATTAAAGCGGTGATTGGCATTCTCGCCCACATCGCCCCACCGTGAGGGTTTGGATCACTCTCGTCACACCCGGTGAATACGACTTGAAAGGACAGGCATCGGTCAGGAATCGCGCAGACCGCAATTACCAAAGCATGTATATATTCTCCTTCGTACTTCATGTGATTGTGAGTAAACTCTTTGCGAACCCAGCACTTGAACTGGGGGATGTTGGCGAGTAGGTACGACATTTAGCGGCGTTTTTTACGTCCGCCTTTGCTCATGTACTTGGATTTTTTATGTCCTGGCATTGGGTTCTCCTTTTGTTAGTGGTCGATAGACCGTTTGTCCGATCTTAATAATTTTCTTCATGCGGCAGATGCGGTTTGTCCAAACTGCGTGGGCATTGCGCCGAGTCTGCCAATTTGAGCATTTTGCTGTTGCTGAATCTGCATCGAGCGCTGACTCATGTAATTTTGAATACGCTCCTGCAAGGCGGGGTCTTGTTGTGCTTTTTGCTGAACGTCGGGTTGGGACAACCACTGCTGAAATACCTGCATTTTCAATTCATGAGCATCCTGCGGTTTGACGTTGGGCGGTACTCCCGCAACCAGTTCCGCAATTGTTTGACGTTCTTCATTGACCGCGTTCTGTGAAGCGGTTTCCTTGGGCAACAGAACTTTCTCGGATGCGCCGGGCAAGACCTGTCCGATTGCCAACTGAAGCAACCGCTCCGTGTCCAATGTTCCGTTCTTGTCGAGCAGTCCGCCAAGTTCGCCAATCGTCTTCACACGCTCAAGCATTTGATTCGGGTCTTGAGTTGCCGCATCAAACTGCAAATAAAAATCAAATCTTTCATTGGGCGAACCTTTCATAAACTTCTGCATGTCGTTCATTCCCGTGACGCGGAAAAATTCGGCATCGGGTCCGTACTGCTGGTAAAGCGTGTAGACTTGGTCGATTACTCCACGAAGATGATGAAACACTTTGTCGATGTTTCTTTGTTGTTTCATTTGGGCTTCAATCGGATCGACACCGGGCGCATTTCTTCCAATCAATCGATCAAATCCCTCCTTCACGTATTGACGCACCGATATGGAACCACCGTCGAATCGGGGAACGTCGGCAAATCTGTACTCCCCCAGCGTGCGGTACGGAACACGCACACCTGGCCCCCACTTCGATGGACTCCGACCGTACGGTACCAAGAGTGGTGGTAATGTCGA